GTGGACTTTGTTGAACCTTAGAGGACAACAACACGTGTGGTTTTACCGTAAGTCAATGATAAGGCATCTCAGTTGGGAATCCCCACTCTGAGTAGTTTCAAATCAAGGCCACGGGGAACTTAGCACCAAAGTGCATAAACCCTACAGGTGTGTCGTAACTCCAGAATTCCTATAAGTTAGTCACTATAGGCTCCTTCACACTTTCTTAAGGTGTGATCAGAATATAAGTGACGAGTGTTGCCAGTAACCGAGGACTTGACACGGTCAAGTATCCTAAGGCTGGTTCGAGTGTACTACTTCATTTAACCCGTTTAAGACTTCACGAAGGTCTAATCCGGCGTTGTCGCTCGTACACGCACTCTTATAGGCACTGTTTAAGTTAACAGTCGTGCCACATACACTACTTAAGCTGACTCTAGCAGATCCATCTCGATGTATGAAGCTGTTCAATTGCTTCTTCCAAGGGAGATCGTCTGTTATCTCTTGATCAGTGAGAGGTTGAAAAGTAGTCTTGCAACAGTGTTCAAATAATTTCTCATATTTTGAACGCCAAACAAGATACCTATCCTCGCTGTCACTGGTCACCCTATCACCGTCATCAGGCAAAACGCCTTCAGGTGAGGGGGTGTCAAGATCACCAGGGGTCAGTTTCATGTATGCTCTCGCTAGTAGAGAGGGAGTGAGGTCCCCCATGAGATCCTCACTAGTACCATCCTTTACCCACGTATAGCCAACATGCTCACTTATGATGCTCATCTCTGGTGCTATCTTCTTCCACATAGAGATAGACTCAGATTTAGTGAGATTGTTAAAGCTATAATATTCGCTTTGTCGCTCCGCATCCTTTGAGAGGAAGGAAGCCATGACTCTTTGCATTCTACTGTATCTCTCCTTACCATCACTGGATTTGAACTCTCCAATGATAGGTAAACCTAAACCACCGAGATGTACGGGGGCCCAGTAACTCATACCACGCGGGCAGAATTGATCGAGATAAGGTTTCCAACTCTTGACGAAGCGCTTCAAGAGCTTTACCTGCAGTGCCTCGGGATGACCTTTTATAAGATCACGGGCAAGACTGCCTATAGTAGGACAACGGTCATCTCCTCCCATGGGAATAACAGTATCTTGAGGTCTTTGAATCGGCGTGCCGTTCTCATTCCTACAAAGCTGTAACCCATAATTAATATACGGGAGGTAAGTGAATATTCTACCTGTCTCTGTAACCTCTATAGTAAAAAATGTAGAATTCAGGACAATGAAGTCCTTTGATCTAAAGTTTTTGCCTACGGAGGGACAGAGACCGCACTTAGATGTTACAATACTCCAAATACGATATCCCTCATCATCAGCAACGAAACCAATATCATCGCCGTTAATGAGAATACCACTATCTTTCACTTTTATCAACTTCTTCCACCGTAGCTCAAGAGCATAACGGGTGGCTGCAATATTAACAATGCATAAGACAAAGAAGGATGTAGGTGAACCCATAAGTTGGCCCCATGTCTGATCAACAAAGTATAGATCAAACAGAGGTTTTAAAACAAGATCCCACTCAGCACGTGTGGGAAACCTATCTTCAAGTTCAAGCATTTGTTTCTCGAAATCAGTAACGAGATCGTTTAACTTGAGCTCAAATTCAGTTCTCTTCTTCTTTGTTGAGAACTTGAATATCTTATGGTGGATGAGAGAATCAACAAATTCCTTCATCCAGGTAGAGTCCCAGTCACCCCTAAGAGCAATTTCTTCAGCAACCGCCTGTGAGAGGCGTGGATCTAAATTATCCGTTGCTGCACTATAATCCCCTGATACATAGGTATCAGATGTATCTGGACGCAATGTCCATAACACGGAGTCAAGAATCTCCGGATCAATAGTCTGTCCAATAAGGGCACAGTTTTTGAAATGTCGTAGGTGTGAGTGGCACAATTTTTGGATGTACTTACATCTATAGTATCTCCCCTCCGGTCCGCCTGTAATAACGCGAACTTTGAAGGGTTCCTTTAATCCTATTGCCTTGACAGCATTGTAATAGGATGAGGGTGTATCTTCGTCATAAGAAATTGATTCTGACACAATATCCTCAAGAATCGGGTCGTCCAATATGTGGACAGTCGGTATTGAACGAGCTGGACCAATATCAACCTCGCTGTATTCAACGTGGTCAAGTATGATACCAGGTAACCCGGGAGTACTATATGCAGTAGTGGGGCAGGGGACATTCTGTGATGGTAATCTTACAGAAATATCGCGCTGGGACGAAACAATAGCACCAAGTGCTCCAATATCCTCTCTTCTTGACACAAAGTGCCCAGAGATAGAGGGGATATACAATTTGGAGTCATTGGACCAATGTTTACGAAAGAATTCGCGGGAAGTGCGCCGGCATTGATACATAAGTTGTTCTATAGTTGTATCAAATTCATCCCAACCACCATCATAGGAACGAGGTTCCATAAGTGGATGAGTTGATGTTAAACCGGCAATCGTCTTCTCAACGGATACCTTAACCTTCTGGTCTGAAACCAGAGGCATCCCTTTCTTCAATTGATTGATGGACCAACCAAATGCATAGTTGTGCTCATGTATAAAACGACGTGTCATTCGATACTCGGCACCACCAACAAGGCATGTAACCATATCATCAATTGAAAGAAAATCCGGACGTGGCGGTAACTCTGCTTGCCTAAAACACAAGGCAGCAATAGTAGATGTCTTATATTTCAAAACATCCTCCGCAACATCAAGATTATTGTACACGATGAATCGAGTCGTAAATCGACGGAGCAATTCATCCCCAAAGGGTGTGGCAAGACCAAAATCAGTGAAAAACAGTTCTAACAAACTAAACTGTTCAAAACACTTTTTAAGGTCTTGATCCAACCGCTTCTTAAGCTGGTGAAGCTTAATGTCTTTAAGTTGTTTAAGTAACTTAACAACCAAAATATCAGTAAAGACATATAGAAACGGTGTTTCCGTGATAAGGGCACGGACCCTAGAGTGGTGAGATGTATCATCACCAATAATACTACCTTTACAGGCAGCATCTACCTTCTCTACTAATGAAAGGTACGACTGTCGCAAATCAGCAAGGACTCTATGTCCAGAGGCTTCA